CAGTTGAGTCATACTCAGACGATGCTCTTAAGCGTCAACAGGTTGCAGAACACATCCAAGTTAAAATGTCTTACGACATGAAAGTCACTGGTGCTGACTTAGGTGTATTCTTTAACACAGCTATAGCATAAAACTATACAAATCATTTGGTGAGGGCTTAAGTGTCCTCACCTCTTTTATTAAGGAGAACCCGATATGATACCATTTCAGTTTGATAGACCCGTATTTATAAAACAAGAATTTAATGGTGGAGGAAGAGATTGGAAGAGATCAGAACATTACCCTTGGAAAGAGTTATCTCTCTCTAGTGACGTTGTTCAGACCTTATACAACAATAACTTTCTGCATCATAACTCTGACCTAGAGATTAAAGCTAAGGTTGGGGACGGACTAGAAGTACTTGATGTCGCATCACTAGGTGTACTGGTAGATACGATCAATGCTAAAGTAAAAGCTAAGACTAATTCCCACGCAGAGTTTACTCGTAAGAAGTGTAAGAAGTCTAAGATACTAGAGAAGCAACGCGGTTTACTCCGTAGTTGGCGTAGAAATTATGGAGAGTTGGAGAACGACTAATGGCTTGGAGCTACGACGAAGGAAATCTAAATATAACTGATGCACTAGGTAGACTAAACTCTACTAGGTTGTTAATCGGCGATACAGATCTAAATGATAAACAAGTACAAGATGAAGAAGTTTCATTCGCCTTAGCTCAAGCTAACAACAACGTATATAAAGCTGGTGGGTGGTTATGTAGAGCTATAGCGGCTAAGTACTCTCGGTCTGTTGATTTAGAGATCAGCGGTGCGTTAAAAGAAGCCTCATCACAACTACAAGCTCACTACACTAAGTTAGCGGATACACTAGAGTATCAAGGAACTAAACTAGGTGGTAGCTTAGGTATTTCTGCTGGAGGTATTTCTGTTTCCACTGTGGAGGGTGTAAGAGCAAATACTAATCGAGTTAGACCAGAGTTCAACAAGGATCAATTTAAGATAGACGCAGAAACTACTGATTACGAATAGGGATGTCACATGCAAGCGTACAATTTACTTAAACTGGTACAACGTCATGGTAGTACTTTAATACTGAAGAAGACTACTGCTGGTTCTTACAATGCTGGTACTGGTGAATATTCTAGTACAGTTAAAGAATATGAAATAACTGCCTATATGTATAATGTACAAGAGGGCGTTCTACTAAACGACATAACTCGTGGTACTCGCAGTTGTGTAATACCTGCCCTTGGATTACCTGCAATACCTACAGACAAAGATATTATATCTGGTAGAGGTGACGATGTATCTATCGTTAGAGTTAGAACTATCTATTCATCTGGAGTAGCAGTTTGTTACGTCTGTGAGGTAACTGAGTAATGGAGATAACAGTAAATAAATCTCTGTACAGAAAGCTAGACAGAATACAAAATTCCATAATGGATACAGCAGAAGATGTACTGTATGGATTAGTTTTTGATACAGTCAGATATACTTTGACAGCTACAAATAAGAATAGTGGTAAGATAGGTGCTGTGGATTCTGGTTCTTACTTAGAGTCATTCTCTGTTATGTCTGGTTCAGTAGGTAGAATAAGATCTGTTTCTTCTCAAGGTAGACCAAGAAATGTAAGTCCAGAAGCTGTTGGTTCTCAAGTTATTGCAACTCTAAATAGAGATGTATCAAGGATTATAGCTTCTCTAGACGACACAAAAGGAAACAGGGGACCTACAGTTACACTACTAAATGGTTCTAGATACGCTAGAGATGTTGAGTATAAATACGGGTATCGTATCTTTAATAAGTTAAGGAAAATATATGGCTAATATACACAAAGAGATTAGGTCTATCCTAGAAGTACAGTTAGCTAATATATCTAACGTACCTCAAATAGCTTACGAGAACGTTCCTTATGTACCTACAACTGGCACTAGCTATATAAAGGTAGATTACCTGCCCACTTCACGTAGGCCAGCCGTAAGGGGCTTAAATCCTCAGCAGAGATATGATGGCATCTTTGCTATAAATTGTTATGCACCAGAAGGTAATGGACCATCTGCCGCTGAAACTATAGCAGAGAACGTAATGACTGCGTTTGAAGCTACCTCATCTTTTACAACAAACAACGTAACAGTATCTATAGATTACGCTGAAGCAGATCAGGCTTTAGTTGATAGTCCTTGGTTCTTAGTACCTGTCAATATAGGTTGGTACGCTTACAAATAATTCTATAGGAGAATATAATATGGCCTTTGCACAGGGTTCACGTTCCAGTCTGTCATACATTACTGAAACAACTTTCGGTACGACACCTGCTGGTAACTTCCAAAACTTACCTTTCACTTCCCATTCACTTAACATGACTAAAGATCGTGTTGAAGGTACTGACATTCAAGCTGACCGTATGTCTAGAGTAGACCGTCACGGCAACCGTCAAGTAGCTGGAGACATTGTAGGAGATCTTCGAGATGGAGACTTCGACGAACTACTAGAGTCTGCTATGTTAAGTGCATGGTCTACAAACGTACTTAAAATTGGTACAACACCAAAGTATTTTTCCATCGAGGACTATGCCGCTGACATCGACCAAGCTAGATTGTTTACAGGTTGTTCAGTCAACTCACTAGCTGTATCGTTAGCACCTAATGCTATGGTAACAGGTACATTTGGTTTAGTTGGTAAGAGCATGACTTTGAGTGCTACAGAGAAAACACAAGATGCCGCTTCTGGAGCTTCACCATTTGACTCTTACTCAGGTGACTTAGAAATAGGTGGATCAACATCAGCTATAGTTACAGCTATGGACTTTACTTTAACTAACAGTTTTGCTCCTACATTTGTTGTTGGTGACGATAGCGCACCTGCATTAGAAGTAGGTAACGCTGTAGTAGAAGGTACTCTTTCAGCTTACTTTGAGGATGCCTCACTAATCAATAGATTTGTCAATGAAACAGAAACACCTCTTAAGGTTACTGTAGGTGACAATGCTGGCACACCAAACACTATGGAGTTCTTCTTCCCTAGATGTAAAATAAATAGTGCTGATGTAGGCGTAGAAGGTCCTACAAGTAGAATAGTAAATCTTAGCTTTGTCGCTTTACGTGACCCAACAGAAGCTACTAACTTGCGTATTACACGCTCGTAAAGAATACTCTAGCTAGAGTGGGGGGACGTTGGTGTCGGGTCTGACGTTCCCCATTTATTAACCCGAACTCGATAAGGAAACTCGATATGGATTTAAAAGACTTAACACCAAAGACTGACACTGTTGAAGTGCTTATACACAACCCATCTACTGATGAGCCTCTTATGAATGAAGATGGTACACAGATGTCTATTGTTATGTATGCTACTCACACTAAAGAGTATAAAGCAGAAGTACATCGACAAACAAATATTAAACTTAAGCGTATGGAAAAGTCAGGTAGGATGCAGGTTACTGCTGAAGACTTAGAAGCTAGTGCTATATTACATATGGCTAAAGTAACTAAGAGTTGGAACATCACCTATGATGGTGAGCAACCAGAGTTAACTATAGAAAAAGCTAAAGAGATTTATATAGATCTACCTTGGGCTAAAGCTCAGATAGAAGAAGCTCTTGCTGACAGCGTGGATTTTACGAATGTCTAACAGAACGTTTGCTATCTTTTGCTGAACATCAGTTTAAGTTAGCAAAGCCTAATGAAGACGGTAAATCTATGAGAGAACACTTAGAGCAAGTAGAGAAGCAACTAGGTAGAGAGATAGAAGAACTCAATGGTCCAAGACTGCCTGATATTCTATCTAGTTTGTGGACTTACTTCTTATCTATTAATCAGGGTAGGTCGGCAGGTTTCAGTGGACCAAACTCACTTTCCTACACAGACATAAAGTCTTGGTGCGAATTAACTGGCACACCTCTAGATGCTAGAGAAGTACAAACTATAAAACTATTAGACTCAGTATACATAAGGATTATGACCTCAGATGGATGATATGAAAATAAGAGTAAACTCTGACGAAGTTGTTAAGGGTACTAATAGAATTAGGGGTATGGGTAAAGCTGTAGGTAGAGCAAGTATACAGCAAGGTAGACTTACTAAGAACAGTAAACGATTTACTATGGGTATACAACAAGCAGGTTTCCAAGTAGGTGACTTTGCGGCTCAGGTACAGAATGGTACAAGTGCTATGGTTGCTTTGGGTCAACAGGGTCCACAGTTACTTGGTATCTTTGGTGCGTTTGGTGCTATAGCTGGTGCGGCATTAGCTATCGGTACAGCTATCATTAAAGCTAAGAACGCAGGTAAAGAGCTACAGTTTGACTTTAAAGGAATAGGCGCAGACCTTAAGAAGTTAATGGAACCAGCGGCTCCAGCTTTTGAAGCTATAGGTGATGCCTTTAAGTGGGTAGGTGGTATATTCGCAAGTCTACTTAATGGTATGATTACAGGTTTAGCATACTTCTTTACTTACTTAAGTTATATGCCTAGTGTATACAAAGAGATTTTTGGTAGAGCTGGTTCTATAGTAGAGAGTTTTAATCTAAACTTCCAAATGGCGACAAAAAAGTTCTACATAAAGTTCTTAGAGGTTATGGATTTATTACCAGATCCAGTGAAAGATGCTTTTGGCTTTATACTTGAATACGCAACTGGTACTTTCTATGCTCTATATGAAGGTTGGAAATATATTATTGATAGGATTAAACAGTACTTAGTGGGAGGTAAAGGTTTTATATCTAACACATTTAGATCTATAGTAGAGCTTCTACTGTCAGGTATAAACAAAATGATATATGCTATTAATAATAAACTACCTAAGAAGTTTGAACTACCTACGTTTGATATGGAAAGCCTTTGGGGTACTAAGAAAGAGTACGGTAAAGGTGCGGCATTTAGCTTTGGTGAAACTATAGGTAATGCTTTTAGTGAGGGTATGACAGCAGGTAGCGATATGATACCTGAGAATAGTTCAACTCAAATAGCAGAGACAACCGCAGAACTACAGATTTTAGCCGAAGCTCTTAGGGACGTAAATGCAGATGTTACTGCACCTCTAGAGGCTTTCCAAGGTATGCTAGACGCTTTCGAAGGCATAGAAGGTTTTAACTTAGGTGAGTATTTTAAGTTCGCCGCTAAAGAAGGTAAGAATAGTTTAAAGGAACTAAAGACACAAGCTGACATGGCTCGTGACGCTCTCTCAAGTTCAATAGAAACTGCTATGATGTCTATGATAGACGGAACTAAATCTGTCAAGGATGCCTTCAAAGCTATGGCAGTAGATATTATAAAAGAGTTATATCGTATCTATGTCGTACAACAAATTACAGGTATGATTACAGGCGCAATAGGGGGAACAGGTCCAGCACCAGCAGGTTCTTTCAAGCCAAAAGCTAATGGTGGTCCAGTTTCCGCTGGAGGTAAGTATATTGTTGGAGAACGTGGACCAGAAGTATTCACCCCTGCTATGGCAGGTACTATAACACCTAACTCTGGTGGAACTGGTGGTGAAACTACTATCGTACAAAACATAAATGTATCTACAGGAGTACAACAAACTGTACGTGCTGAGATACGACAAATGATGCCACAGATTGCAGACAGTGCTAAAGGTGCAGTACTAGATGCTAAAAGACGTGGTGGTAGCTATGGAAGGGCGATGGCATAATGGCTATTTCTTACCCACTTGCTTTACCTACTAACATTGGTATGGCTAGTATTGAACTAAGAGCTAAGAATACAGTTGCTGTATCTATGTCTCCTTTTACTTATAAGCAACAGACACAATCTTATGATGGACAAATGTGGGAAGCTGATATTAGTTTACCACCTTTGAATAGAGACGATGCAGAGGCTTGGATTAGCTTCCTGATGAGCTTAAAGGGTATGACAGGTACATTCCTACTTAACGACCCCTCAGCTAAGACTGTGAGGGGTACTGCAACGTCTGCTGTTATAACAGGTGCTGTAGGTGCTAGTTCTGTGGCTGTAACTATGACTGGTACACTTAAAGCTGGTGATTATATACAACTAGGTACTGCCGCAGATTCTACTCTACATAAAGTACTACAAGATCAATCTGGAGATGGTACATTAGAGATATGGCCTAAGCTAAGGAAAGCTAGATCAAGTGTATCAGCTAACCTAACTAATTCCGCTGGGGTCTTTAGGTTATCAGCTAACGAGACTTCTTGGTCGGTTAACAACGCAAGTTTCTTTGGTATATCCTTTGGAGCAATGGAGGTAGTAGGATGAGTAGAGCGATACCTTCCTCACTACTGTCTGCTCTTATTGGAGATAGTATAAAACCTTACTTCGCTGTAGAACTTATGTTTGATAGTAGAACTGCTATAGATGTGTACGGTAATACCACAGAGATTGGTCCTCTACGTATGTGGACTGGTATTGGTGATAGAACTATTAATGTACAAGGCAGTAATCAAGTATTTACAGGTACAGGTAATTTACTTACTATTGGTGATCTAGAAGAAGTAGGAGATCTATCCGCTAAGTCTGTAGATCTAACTTTATCAGGAATACCTGTCTCTATAGTTTCTCTAGCCCTACAAGAGCCTTATCAAAGAAGAGTAATGAGGTTGTACTTAGGCGAACAAAGTGATTCATCTGTTGTAGAAATATTCTCTGGTAAGATGGACAAGATGACTATAGTTGATGAAGCAGAGTCAAGTACAATTAACTTAACAGTAGAGAGTAAATTAATAGAGCTAGAACGACCTAGCGGCTGGAGATATACAAATGAAAATCATCAATCCCGATACGATGGAGATACTTTCTTCTCTTACGTACAGTCAATGCAAGATCAAACATTAATATGGGGAAAGTAGAATTAAACTCTTACTTAGATAAAGTCATAGACCTACCCTTTGAGTGGGGTGTACATGATTGTTTTACTTTTACTAACGGTGCATTTAGAGCTATGTACGGTGTAGGTTATGCTGATGACTGGGAAGGTATGTACATGCAAAGTAATGGCGTACACCCTAAAGGGCCAAGAAGTATGAGAGACGACTTTGGTTTTAGTAACTTATACGAAGGTTTGTCTACTAAACTAACTAGAGTTGAGCGACCTACGTTTGGTAGTCTTGTTACAACTAAGAAAGGGTGTCGCTGGATAACTGGTGTAGCACTCGGTATTTCCATCGGCTCTAGGGCTGTCTTCCTTAATAGGGAAGGTCTAATTAGATTAAACATTGAAGATGTAGAAAGTGCTTGGGTATGTCAATAAATAAACACAACACTCCTTTTAACGTATTACGACATAGAAATATACATGAAGTAGCACCTAAAGATCCAGTATCAGCTATTACAACTTTTATAGTGGGTGCATCAGCGTCTGCCGCTACTTACTATACAGTTTATGCTTTAACTTACGTTGCCCTGACTATGGTAACGACAGCCTTAATAACTGCTTTAACCCCAAAGCCTGACCAGAACCCTAATAACTCTCAAGGACTACAGGTTAACGACAAAAGCCCCCTAGCTCCTATGCAGTTTGTTTATGGTAAAGCTAGAAAAGGTGGCACAATTACTTTCCACGAAGTTACTGGTGGTAATAACAAGGTTCTACACCAGATAATATCCTTAGCTGGACATGAGATAGATAGTATAGAAGATATATATCTTAACGAAGCTATAGTACAAATGACTAACGAAAATGTTACTACTGGTACTTGGGGTAACAAGATTAAAATATATATACACGATGGAAGTCAAACAAGTGCTAATGATTCTTTTGCCAACTCTACACAATCTTTAGCTACAACTTTACACAGCGAGGTTGCCAGTTTAACACCTGATTTTGTAGGTAAAGGTATAGCTTACATTTATTGTAGGTTTGAATATGATAAAGATATTTTCTCTAATGGTTTGCCTACAGTAACTGCTGTGGTAAAAGGTAAGAAGGTAGTAACTACAATTAACGGTGTGGCCCAAACTCCTGTTTGGACTGATAACGCCGCTTGGGTAATAAGAGATTTTATAACTTCTGAATATGGCTTAGAAGATAGTAGTATTGATTATGCTACTTTTGAGGAAGCGGCTTCTATATGTGAAGATACTACAATACTATCTGATAGCTCAAGACAATATACTGTTAACGGTATAGTGCAAGCAAGTCAAAACTCTGGTTCTGTACTACGGGAAATGATGACCTCATTAGGGGGAACTTTATTCTGGGGTGCGGGAGCTTGGAGACTGTTTGCTGGTGCTTTTGTTGCTCCTACTAAGATACTTACGTTAGACGACCTTAGAAGTGGAATTTCACTAGATACTAAAATGTCTATAGCAAATAACTTTAATGCAGTAAGAGGTACATTTGTAGACCGTGACGGAGGTTACATTAGCACTGATTACCCTCAGATTAACTCTTCTGTTTTTCTCGATGAAGATGGAGGTATTGAATCTGTATTAGATCTAGCTCTACCTTACACTACTAATCCTATAGCCGCCCAAAGACTTGCAAAGCAGATGTTATATAGGAACCGTGAGCAACTTACCCTTAGTGCAGAGTTTGGGTTAAATGCTCTAGACATTGAGGTTGGTGACTTTATTAAGTTTAGGAACGACAGATATGGTTGGACAGCAGGTAATGAGAAGACATTTGAAGTTACTGATTGGAGACTCTCTCCTAATGTAGAAGAGGGTGACTTAAGAGTCTCTATGACTTTAAGAGAGAGTAGTATTTCTGCTTTTGGCTTTGATCAATCAGATGAACAAGATATTATAAATAACAATACTACACTATTGCCTTACTATGACGTACCAAATGTTGGTGTTACTGTGAGTAAAGAGTACAGAGAAGTTAATGAGAGTGTTGTTAATGTCCTTGTTATAGAAGCAACGTCAAATGAAATAGAACGTGTAGAATCTGTTATAGTTAAGTATAAGAAGACAAGTGACACAGTATTTAAATCTGTGGGTCAAGCTATACTTGTTAATGGAGGTAATACAGCAGGTAGATTTGAAGTAGTAGGTATAGATGCCCCTCAAGTAAATGAGCCACCTATAAACTATACTATATCAGTCACACCTGTTAATGCTCTTGGTTACAAAGGTGACACAATTACAACTACCTTTAATGTAACACATGATATTACACCACCTTCTGCACCTACTAACTTAACCCATTTACTATCGGGGGGTACTGCCTTCTTTAACTGGTCGCCAGTTACCGCCTTAGATTTATCACACTATAAACTACACTACTCATCAAACTCTTCAGCTAACTTTGGAGATGCTTCTACTTTAGTAAAGGTAGAAAAGGTTGCTAGACCAGCTACGTCTGTTTCCTTCCCTGCCCTTGCTGGTAAGTTCTTTGTGTCGTCTGTAGATAAAACAGGAAACGAGAGTACTACAGCAACTGCTGTTGTTATTTCTGCTTCCGAGTTACCAACCCTAGGTCAATCTGATACAGATACAGAAAGCACAAGTTTTAGTGGATCTAAGACTAACCTTACTGTCTCTGGCGGTAAATTATTTATGACTAGCTTTGCTAATGCAAATTCCACTGGGGTCTACGAGTTCGATCACGGGGGAAGTAGTTACTTTGATGTAGGTACACCTCGTACAATTAGACTGTCGTATGCTGTTACAGTATCTCGTAAACATCAAGACGCTGTTAATGGTGAAGTTAACTGGGACGATATACCTAACAACTGGGATACTTGGCCTAATAACTTCGATACTTGGACTGATGAAGATGCAGGGTTCTCTGACTATGCTGTTATAGTAGAAGCTAGAGCCGCAGACACAGTGAGTAACTTAAGTAGTGAATCTTTTGTAGATGCTTCTGGAGAGTTAGTAGGTAGGTATGTAGAGTTTAGAGCAACCCTGTCTAACACAGGCCCGAAAATAACCCCTAATATATCGGCACTTAGTGCCACAGTGGAGTACTAATATATGTCACAACATGACTTTTCTATAGCTAACCAGACTGCTAGTAACGCAAGATCTGATATAAACAATGGATTGCAAGCTCTTGCTAGTAATAACAGTGGGTCTAGCGCCCCCTCAACAACTTATGCTAATATGTTTTGGTACGATACAACCAATAACTTACTTAAGATGAGAGATGAGACTGATAGTACTTGGATAGATGTTATCTATATAAACCAATCAACAGGTGTAATTTCTATACTAAACGACACTAACCTAGTTACATCAGGTGGATCAACGACTGGTCTTCTAGGAGATCAGTTAGCAAGTGCTTGGAATACAGGTACAGGAATAATTGAGAGTTTAATATCTCCAGCTAAACTTACTAGTGCTATAGAAACTTACTATGACGCTAACGCTTTTGGAGTAAATCAAACTTGGCAAGATTTTACTTCGTCAGGGAGGTCAAATAATACACCTTACAGAAACCTTACAGGTAGACCAATTATGGTAGCTATTATGTCCAACTGGAATGGTTCTGAATCACAACCTCTTCAAGTATCTTCAGATGGAACTACGTATATAGGGTTAGATGGAATAATTGCTGGTGGTGACTTTACCCACGTTTCCGCAGTTATTCCTGACCAACACTATTACAAAATAGTTGGCTCTTTTGCAAAATGGGCGGAACTGAGATAATGGAAATGACTGACCTGTGGAGTAGTGTATTAACTTTAGGTATTGGTTTTATTGGCTTTGTACTAAGGGGTTATGTGATAGAGTTAAGTAGATTACGTATACTACTAAACAGAACTAGAGAAGAGTATGTCACTAAGGTTGACTCAAATCAAGTGCTTAGTCAAATAATGAGCAAGTTTGATAGAATAGAGGAAAAGTTAGATAGACTCGTGGAGAGAAAATGAAACACTTACTTATACTACTTACCCTACTAATTGGTAGTACTGTATATGCTGACGATACAATTAAGACCGACACTAACAGTACAATAACTTCTAATGGATCTATGGAAACTACAATCAATAGTCCACCACCTTCTGCTATATCACCACAGATAAGTGCAAGTAATAGTGACCTATGTACTGTAGGTGTAGCTGGTGCTGTGCAAACACAGATACTTGGTATCTCTGCTGGTCGTACAGTGAGAGACATGAACTGTGAGAAGCTCAAGAACGCTAAGACTATGTATGATATGGGAATGAAGGTTGCGGCTGTATCTGTAATGTGTCAGGACGAAAGAA